GATTTACATAGAAATAAAAGAATACATCCAAAAATATGAGTAAGATAAGAGGACACGAGAACGCACAACCAATAAGATTAATATTTATAGATACAAAAGAGGAAATAGAATTTAAGTCAGTAGCCTATGCAAAAAGAGTAACAGGAGTAAATGAATACCAAATAAAGGAAAGTCTAAATCCAGTCAAAAAGAAAAGATTTGAGTACCAAAATAGACAAATAGCGTTCCGTATTAAGAAATAATCTAATTTTGTCCTATGGCATTACAAACCATTCCAAAACTTACTGGGAAAACACAAACAATTTTTAATCGTTATATACGACAAAGAGATAGTCAAAATGGTTACTTTACTTGCATATCGTGTGGCTCTACTAAAGATACATCCCAAATGGATGCAGGTCATTATGTGCCTGTCAAGAATAGTTCAGCTTTAAGATTTGATGAGTATAATGTAAACGGAGAGTGCAAGGCTTGTAATGGATTTGACCAATTCCACCTAATAGGATATAGAAAAAACCTAATAGATAAGATTGGCGAAAGAATGGTTTTACATTTAGAAAGTCAGTCTAGACTAATAAAGAAATGGACTAGAACAGAGTTAAACGAAATAAACGAAAAGTATGGCGAAATTAAGTAGTAATAACAAAGTCAGCTTTGGGAAACGCAAATGTGGTAAGTACAAAAAGACATCTGGTCCTAAAGACAAACCTACTAAACCTTATAATAGACAGGGCAGATGCTAATACAAGAAATTATACCCAACCCAAACAATCCTAGAATTTGCCGAGATGCTAAATTCAAATTGTTAGTTAAATCAATACGAGAGTTTCCAGAGATGTTAAATTTAAGACCTATTGTAATTGATGAAAACAATATCATTTTAGGTGGCAATCAAAGGTATCGTGCTTGTATAGAGGCAGGACTTACCGATGTACCAGTTATTCACGCTAACAACTTAACCGAAGAACAAAAGAAACAATTTATTGTTCGTGATAATGTTAGCACAGGCGATTGGGATTTTGACCTATTAGCAAACGAATGGAGTATTCAAGACTTAGATAACTGGGGATTAGATATACCAGCTTTTGCTAATAATGACATAGAAGAACCAAAGGACAATACTAAAGGTGGCAAGAGTTGTCCTAATTGTGGAGTAACTTTGTAAGAATAGTGAAATAATAGTGAGATTATGGCAAATGAACAAAATTTAACCCCATTTAAGAAAGGGGAAGTTGCAAACCCTAATGGCAGACCTAAAGGAATACCGAATAGCAAAACTAGATTGTTAAGATTGCTTGAATTGGTACAAGTAAAGACCAACCCAATTACAGGAGAGAAAGAGGAGTTTACTGTGGCAGAGCAATTAGATATGATGGTACTACAAAAAGCATTTAAAGGGGATTTAAAGGCTTATCAGGAAATACTTGATAGACTAGAAGGCAGAGCAAAACAAACTAACGAGATAGAACTTAGTGGAGGACTGCAAATAAATTGGGAGGAGAAGAAAACCTATGTAGAAAACAAAGGAAGTATATAGCCTCGTACTACTCGTAGCACTCGTACTTACTACGACTACTACGAATACTACGAATATCAATTATGGAACTATCAATAAAACAAACAACTGCTTTAGACCTATTAGAAGATAAAACAACAAATGAGATTCTATTTGGAGGAGGAGCAGGTGGTGGAAAAACGGCACTTGGTTGCTATTGGCAATTAAAGATGCGATTAAAATATCCCAATACAAGAGGATTAATTGGCAGAGCCGTATTGAAAACCCTAAAAGAAACTACCTTAGTATCCTTCTTTCAGATAGCTAAAATGCAAGGATTAGAAGCCAACAAGCATTATAAGTTTAACGGACAAACAAGCCAAATAGAATTTCCTAATGGTTCTACTATCCTACTCAAAGACCTATACTCCTACCCTTCCGACCCTAACTTTGATGAATTAGGTTCACTAGAGATTACAGATGCGTTTATTGATGAAGCTAATCAAGTAGATGACAAAGCTAGAAATATTATTAAATCAAGGATAAGATTCCAACTAGACCAAAACGACTTAGTGCCTAAGATTCTTTACACTTGTAACCCAGCAAAGAACTGGACCTACTCGGAGTTCTACAAGCCAGAGCAAGAAGGCACAATATCTAAGAATAAAAAATTTATTACTTCCCTGATAGATGATAACCCTTTTATCTCTAAGCATTACAAAGAGAACTTACTAACTTTGGATAGTGTATCAAAGGAGAGGCTTTTATTTGGTAACTGGGAGTACTTAGATGACCCTGCACAACTTATAGACTATGATAAAATACTTGATTCTTTTACCAATACTTTTGTTTCTATTGGCGATTCTTATATTACTTGTGATGTGGCACGCTTTGGTAATGATAGTACTGTTATTGGTATATGGAGTGGCTTTCGTGTTAGGTTTTATCAATTCAATGGTAAATCAGTTGTTGAGGTCGCTGAACTTATAAAGAACTTTGCAACAGAACACAAAGTACCTACATCTAACATTGTTTGTGATGAGGATGGAGTAGGAGGTGGAGTTGTAGATATTCTTAGGTGTAAAGGATTTGTCAATAACAGTTCTCCATTAGTAAACCCTGTAACAAGACAAAAGGAAAACTTTGATAACCTAAAGTCTCAATGCTATTTTAAATTAGCAGATATGGTCAACAAAGCAGAACTTTACATTCAGGCAGATGGCAAACAAAAACAAACTATCATTCAGGAACTAGAACAAGTCAAACAAAAGTCAGTAGATAACGATATGAAAAAAGGAGTAATTCCTAAAGATAAAGTGAAAGCAGCAATAGGTCGTTCTCCTGATTTTAGTGATTGTTTAGCTATGAGAATGTTCTTTGAATATACACCAAGATTTCAAGTAAGTGTATTTTGATGTAAAAATCATAACTTTGTTTAAATTCTAATAATATGGCATTTTTTGACTTCTTAACTAAAAAGAAGATAAACACTCTATTACCTAATATTCCTTTTGATACAAGTGTCGCTATTCAACGAGGTATCGTTACTTGGCAAGGTGGTGATTCAAGAGCATTCGTAAGAGATGGATATATAGCTAACGATATTGTTTACTCAATTGTAAAACTAATTACTGATAAAGCTAAACTTGCTCCATTTCATGTATATAAAGTTAAAGATGAAGTATCTGCAAAAAGATATAAGTCGTTGATGAAGCAACCAGATAAGATAACTAATTGGCAAGAGGTAAATGATTTACATAAGAAAGCATTTGAGATATATACAGGAGACCAAAGATTAAACGACCTTTTAAAATATCCTAATGGAGAAGATACTTGGGCAGATTTAGTTGAGCAATGGTGTGGATTTAAGTTAATAACAGGAAATTCATTTATATATGGAAAACTTATTGAAACAGGAAACAATCAAGGTAAGCCGTTTGAACTATTTGCTTTACCTGCTCAGTATATGGCTATTATCGCAAACATTGAAATGTTCCCACCAACCAGAGTTGGCTACCAATTATACTACGGAGCAATGTGGTCCTTTGACCCAAAAGAAATCTTACACGACAAATACTTCAATCCTGAATGGACAGTTACAGGTGGACAATTATACGGACAAAGTCCTTTACTTGCAGCAGCAAGAACATTAACTAGAAGTAACGAAGCTAAGACTGCTGCCGTTGCATCATTCCAAAATGGTGGACCAGCAGGTGTTTTATTTATGAACGATGAAAGATTTGACCCTACAAGTGGTCAAGCACAAGCACAAGCATTAAAGAGAGCAGTTAGCGAAAAAGGTGGTGCAGCTAATTTTAATTCTATTGCAGTATCAGGTTATAAGGTTGACTGGAAGCAAATAGGTTTAAGTCCTGTTGAACTTAATATCATTGAATCAGAGAAATGGGATATGAAGGCACTTTGTAATATTTACGGAGTACCATCACAACTATTAAACGATGCTGATAACAAGACTTACAACAATCAATTAGAGGGAGAGAAGGCATTAACTTTAAGATGTGCTATTCCTTTGTTGGATGCTTTGACTGAGAACTTAAATAGAAAACTACATTCTGACTGGGGATATAGAAATAGTGGATTGTATGTAGGATATGATATGAAGGTCTATCAAGAATTAGAGGCTAATAAAACAGAGCAAGTTGCTTGGTTAAATACGGCTTGGTGGATTGCACCAGCACAAAAGAATGAGATAATGGGGATTAGAACTCCAGACTATATTCCACAAGAGGAAATGGAGAAACTATACATCCCTTCATCTTTGCAACCTACTGACCAATTTCAACCCTTGAATATTCCTGATAACCTAAACCCATAAAATGATTTGGCAAGATTATAGAAAACTATATGCCAACGCATTAAAACAATATTCGCCTAAGTTCAAGAAAGAACTGCAAAATCAGGTGAATACCTATTGCCGTACACAAGACTATTCCAAAATTAGCGACAAAGCCCTTAAAAAGACCATTTACAAGCTTCATTTAGCTATGGGTACTAAGATGGCTCTAATAAGCGAAAGTGCCGTTAAAAAGTCTGTAAAGGGGGTTTATGTGCCTATGGAGTTTAAATCACAAAAAACCGATGCTTTTCAGTATGCTATTATCCAAGTTCTCCAAAATGATGGCTTAGACCAATTAGCAGCAGATATTACTAATACAACCAAAGAACAAATAAGAAGATACCTAATTCAGTCAGCCGAGCAAAATCTTACATTGCCTCAAACAATTGCCTTGCTTAGAACTTCAGGCATTACCGATTATAGAGCCGAACTTATTGCTAGAACGGAAACAGGCAGAGCAGCCAACATAGGTTCACAAGTAGGAGCAACTGCAACTGGATTAGTTACATTAAAAGAATGGATTGCATCAAGAGATGCTAGAACAAGAAGGCAACCAATAGACCAAACAGACCATTTAATTATGGATGGGGTTAAACTTCCTATGAATGCAAAGTTCCAAGTTCCAAATATAAAAGGTAGATTAATGGGAGAGAATGGTAGATACGACCCAATGGACCATCCTTGCGATTCATCTGCAAGTGCATCTAATGTTTGTAATTGCCGTTGTACTTTAGGATATGAAGCAGTAAGAGGTGCAAATGGTAAACTTTTAACCCTAGCAGACAATCCTCCAATGGGTAGAATAGGAGTTATTTGGAATGCCTTACAAAATGTAATCGGTCAATCAATAGGAAAACTTATAGCATCACTAATACAATAACAAAAAAAATAATAACTTTGTCAATATGAAAACATACTCATCAAAAGATACGATTGTTGAAAAACAAGATATTGGTTACGAGGTAATGGATGTTGATACCGAAACTCGTAGAGTTAAAGCAGTTTGGGCTAGAACAGGAAACATAGATTTAGATAATGACATTATAGTTCCTGAAGCCTTCACTAAGACTCTAAAAGAAAGAGGTCCAGCAGGTAAAAACTTAATATGGTCTTTAGTTGACCATTGTGCTGAAATGGAAGCTGTAATAGGTAAGCCTGAGCAATTATACATTGAGGGAGATATGCTTATTGCAATTACCCCAATAGTAGAAACTGAAAAAGGTGAAGATATGATTAAGATGTACGATGCAGGTCTTATCAATCAACATTCAATTGGATTTAGTACAATAAATTCAAGCGTAGATAAAAACGGAATAAGAACAATAAGTGAACTTAAACTTTATGAAGGTAGTGCAGTATTATGGGCAGCAAACCCAGAGACTCCAACTATTTCAGTTAAGAGTGAATTTAAAAGAGAACAATTAGCAAATAGGCTAGAGAAACT